CACTCGGCCGGCGATAACACGACCGCTGGTCCGGTCATCGCCCTCAAGACCGCGGCGTCGTGATCTAGAGCCACAACGAGCACACAGAAAGGAACCCCCGACCCATGATCCATTCCCAGAATGACAAGGTCGTCGCTGCCGTCCCCGCCTCGGTGGGCACCAGCGCCGTGACCCTGACGGTCGACACCCTCGGCTACGATCACGCGAGCGTGACCGTGCTGCGGGCGGCCAACGCCTCCACGGCGTTTGCCAGCGTCCTGAAGGTCGAGCACTCGGACGACAACTCGTCCTACTCGGATGTCGCCGGCCTGGTCGGCGGCACCGACTTCACCATCCCCGCGGTCTCCGACACCTCGTCGGTCGCGGTGGTGAAGCTCGACGTGGACACCAAGGCGAAGAAGCGCTACCTGAAGGTCACGGCGACCCCCGCGGTCAGCGTGAACACGGTGGTGACGGCTCGCCTGTCCCGCGGCGAGGTCTCGCCGGTCACGGCGGCGGAAGCCGGCTGCATCGGCGTGGTCAAGGGCTGATCCCGAACTGCGGGACGGCCATGACGGCCGACAAAGGCGCAAGGATGCGCGCCCGCTCCGCATAAGGAGCGAATCGTGCTACTGCGTATCGGTAACGTCGAAGCTGAAATCCGGGTCGCGGCGGTGATGAGCACCCCGCGCCTGGGTTTCACCGACAACTTCTTCTGCGTTTCGTCAGCCCTGGCCCCGCACGGCATCAGTCCCATCAAGGTGACGGGTGCGTTCTGGGGCCAGTGTCTTCAGCGGGCGATGGAACAGGTCGTCGACTCGAGCGACGTGATCCTGACCATCGACTACGACACCGTCTTCAACTCGAAGACGGTCGAGGCGCTCCTGGCCCTGCTCATGCACTCTGGCTACGACGCCATCGCCCCGCTCCAGACGAAGCGGGAGTCGAACGCGGTGATGTTCGCTTTGGCCGGCGTGACGCCGGAGCAGAAGACGACGGTCGACGGCGACTTCTTCTCCAAGGTCGTCCAGCCTGTGGAGACGGCCCACTTCGGCCTGACGTTCCTGCGAACGTCGGCCCTCAAGAAAATGAAGAAGCCCTGGTTCGTCGCGAGGGCGAATGACGAGGGGACATGGACGGGCGGGCATACCGACGAGGACATCGGATTCTGGAAGGGCTGGGCCGCCGTCGGGAACACGCTGGGGATCGCCACGCACATCAGCGTCGGCCACGCCGAACTGATGGTGACATGGCCCTCCCGCAAGGCGGCGGATGGCCGCGTGCAGCAGCACACGACCGAGTACTGGACGAACGGGCAGAAGGCACCAGAGGACGCCTGGGGGCAAGTGTCGTGAAGATCCGCGTGCTCCAGAACTTCGACTGCTACGAGAAGGGCCAGGTCTTCGACGACTGGCCGGCGGGCATGTGCGATCTGCTCATCCGCCGTGGACTCGTCGAAGAGGTCGAGACGGCGGCGATGCCTGAGCCACAGGTCGAGCGTGCGGACGTGACTTCCAAGGCGACAGCCAAGAAGAGGCGGTGATATGGACACGATCGTCTTCGGAACACCGCAGAAGCCGACCGCGACGATCACGCCGTTCCGCAGCGTCGTCCGCGTCACGCAGCCGACGGTCGAGCCGGTGAGCCTCGCGCTCGCCAAGACCCAGTGCCGCGTCGATACCGAGGCCGACGACGCCTACATTCAGTCTCTGATCGCCGTCGCCCGCCAGTATATCGAGGACATCCTCGATATCACGATCTGCACGACCGTCTGGGAGGCCCGCTACGACCTGTTCCCGGTCTGGGCGATCGTCCTGCCCCGGCTGCCGCTCCAGGCGGGGCCGATCGCCGTCACCTACCGTAACGGCGACGGCACCTACGGCACGCTCCTGAGCGCCAACAGCGACTTCCAGGTCGACCCGCACGTCCTGCCCGGCCGGATTTACCCACAGTGGGCCCGCGCGTGGCCGCCGACCAGGGGCGACGAGAACTCCGTCACAGTCCGGTACACCGCGGGCTACGGCGATGACGGGCAGGCGGCGCCTCCCATCGTCAAGCACCTGATCCTGCTCCTGGTGGCCCACTGGTACGACACGAGGCAGATCGCGGTCGCCGGCAACATGCAGTCTGTCCCGCAGTCATTCGAGACGCTTCTGGCGGCCGCCAGCATGGGGGTCTACCGATGAGCAAGCGAGCCAGGGTCGACATCGACGCGGTCTACCATGATGCGGGAGAGAACTCGATCTCCATCGGCAACCTGTCGGAGCACATTGCCCCGACGCTGGTGACGGCGATGACGGTCACCGGCAACGCCGGAACGGCCCCTGTCCAGATCGTTGGCGCGACCCCGCTGTCGACGCTTGTCGTGAAGAACACGGGCACGGGCGTCCTCCGGCTGGCCGGCAGCATCGACGTGGCCGCGGGGCGGGTGGCTGTCCTTCCGGTGACGGCGACGATCACCGTGAGCGCCCCCGCCGGGGCAGGCTCCTACACCGCCGTCTGGATGGGCTAGCAGCATGATCGTCAGCGGCCTCATGCGTGAGCGGGTGACCGTGCAGAGGCCGGTGGAGCAGCAGAGCGCCTTCGGCGAGGCGACGATCACCTGGGAGCCGGCTGGCGAGGTATGGGCGAGCGTCCAGGGGCTCTCGTCCAGGGAGGTGCTCCAGGCCCAGCAGGCAAACGCCGTGATCACCCACAAGATCCGCATCCGCTTCTTCCCCGGCCTGACGCACCAGCACAGGCTGGTCTGGCGGGGTCGGGTGATGGAGATCTCGAGCGTGCAGGAGCGCGAGACGCGGACGATGCACGAGATCCTGGCCCGCGAGGTGACCTGATGCTGACGACGAGCAACCCGGAGCCGAGGTACGTCGCCGGCGAGTCGTCGCTCGAGCGGACGAAGGGCTTCGTCAACATCCAGACAGCCGGCGTCCGCGAGCTGGCGAAGGAACTCGAGCGACGGGCGGGCCTGGCGGCCCCGAAACTGCTGATGGATGCGGTCGTGAAGGCGTCGAAGCCGATCGCCGCGGTCTACGCCGCCGGCGCACGGCAGATGATGGCGACGGGGGGGCTGGCCGAGTCGGTGCGGACGTTCCGCCGCGAGTACCGCTCCGTCGCCGTCGCGGTGACAGGGCCGCTCCAGACGGGCAACAAGGGAACCTCCGACACGGCCGTCTCGGGCAACCACGCCTGGATCGTCGAGTTCGGCACCGGCCGCCGGAGCCCCGGCACGCAAGGCCGCCGCACCTACATCAACGTCCACCAGATGATCAACCGGAAGATGAAGAAGTCGGCGAGAGCGGTCAATGATGACCAGTTCCGCCGCATGGGCTCCGGCTACTACTTCCTGATGGGCAGTATCAACGAGAAGACCCGCCAGTCCGGCGGCAAGCCGGGGTATTCCAAGGACTTCATGCTGGGCAAGGACGGCCGCAGCGGCGAGCAGCACCCGATCACGCTGAAGCCGGGGGAGTCGATCGCCCCGATGCCGGCCACGCACCTGATGGAAAAGACCATCCAGAGGACGGCGAGCGAGGTGCAGTCCCTCCTGATCGCCGGCATCCAGGCCCAGCTCAACAAACTATGATCGTCTCGCCAGAAAAGCACGTCTTCCAGAGGCTCGTCACGACCCCCGGCGTGGCGCGGCTCGTCGGCTTCCAGGTCTACGCCCTGGCGGTGCCGAAGAACGCCACCCTGCCCTTCTGCGTCTACAAGCGGTCGAATATCTCACGCGACAGCGCCCTGTCGGGGCCGCTCTACGTCCCAGTGGTCTCGCTCCAGGTGGCGTCCTGGGCCGCGAGCTACGACGCCGTCCGCGAGCTGGCCGACGAGGTTCGCCTCGCGCTGGATGGCCGCATCGGCACCATCTCGGGCTGTACAATAAGTGATATACGGCTCGTCTCGGAGACGGATGACTATCTGGACCCGACGGCCGTGGGAGCGCAGCTCCCGCCAGCATACGAGGTTCGTCAACTGTTCCAGATTCGGTGGCACGAGGCTACCGAGTAAGACTCTAGCGCAAGGAGGCGCAGCATGGCCGGTGTCGCCGCAATGGGCGTGACGTTCACCTACGGTGGAAACAGCGTCACGATCACGAGCTTCAATGTCAACGACCAGATCGACAACGCCGATGCGTCGCATCTGGGCATCGCCCCCGGCGGCCGGCGTGAGTACGTCCCCACGTTCGTGCAGCGTGAGGTGTCGTGCGACTACATGGCGGTGGCCCAGATCACGGCCCAGACCGGCGCCATCAGCATCACTGGCCCCGTCAACTTCTCGGGCAACGGGACGCTCACATCCTCGACGATCGGCGGAGCCGTGGGCGACCTCATCAAGGGCAGTGCCACCTGGCGGGTCGCCTAGTTTCTGTGAGGTGAACGATGCCGGCGGTCACAGCGCATGGCGCCACGTTCACGTTCAACGGATTCAGGGCGGACGTGACCGGGCTGTCGGTGCAGTCGCCGACGGCCGAGATCGCGGACATGACAGGCGTCGGGAACGGCGCCGGCCAGATGATGCTCGTTCCGACCGGCGACTGGTCTGGCGGGCAAGTGACCGTCGAGTGCCTGGGGGCGACAGACCCCCAGGCACTTGTGCGTTCACGGGGCATCGCGAGCTTCTCGTCTCCGACGCTGACCGTGTTCAGGCGTGTCATCTGCGAGTCCGCCTCTGTCGAGGCCCGCTCGGGTGACCTCGTCCGTTGCACGCTCAATCTAAGGCTTACCGATTACGCATGAGCCTGCAAGGACGCCGGCGACACGACACACCGCAGAGGTCTTTCTGATGGCACTTGACCGCAAGAGCATCCTGGCAGCCGACGACGTTCGCAAGGAGAAGGTGGCCGTCCCCGAATGGGGCGGTGACGTGTACCTCCGCGTGCTCTCTGGCACCGACCGCGACCGTTTCGAGGAGTCTTACGCCGACCAGAAGATGAAGGCGTTCCGCATCCGCTTCCTGCTCATGGCCCTCTGCGACGAGCGCGGCGAGCGGCTCTTCGCCGACGACGAGGGTGACATCCTGGGCAAGAAATCCTCGGTCGTCATCAATCGCCTGTTCGAGGCCGGCTGGCGGATCAACGCTCTCTCCCAGGAGGCAGTTGATGCCTTGGGGGAAGGTTCGCAGACCGACCAGAAAGACGGTTCTACTTCCGCCTAGCCGCCACGCTCGGGATGAGCGTCAAGCGGCTCCTTCAGGAGGTCGACAGCGCAGAACTCGCCGAATGGTACGCCTACGATCAGCGGTGGCCGCTGGCTGACCCGTGGTGGCAAACGGCCCGCATCTGCCGAACCATCATGGCCGCTTCGGGGAACTACAAGAAGCACGACATCCCCGATGAGCCGGCGTTCATCCCGAGCGTCGTCAAGCCGGAGCAGACAAAAAATCAGATCCTCGCGGAACTGATGAAGCTAACCACGCCGATCCAGGGATTGGGAAATGGCTAACGGGTATCTCGGCAAGATCTCTGCGATAGTCACGGCGAATACGTCGGACTATTCGGCGAAACTGGGCGGCGCCGCCCGCGAGACGGCGGCGTTCGCCCGGTCTGTGCAGAGCGAGATCTCCAGGGCGATGGCCGGGGCGACGAAGTCCCTGGACAGCATCTACACGCCGCTCCAGAAGCTCGAGCGAGCGCTTCAGTTTGCCGGCTCCATGCCCCTGGACTTCAAGGGGTTCAAGGGGCTGATCAAG